GATTTTTCCGCATATTTTATTATCGCTTAGTCGCGCATACAAGATCTGGAGTAACAACCCATATTATTCGACGATTAAGTCGATAATGTCGTGATTCTTACCCAGCCTGCCCGGCTACCGATAATAAAATATCTTATATTAATTTATTCGAAGGTATTTGAAACATGTTTTATTTCTAGGTTTTGCTTTCCGTAATCCTTCAAAATGGATCGCACCCCTTTTATGTCTTTCTGTATCTTTATATTAAAAAATTTAAAAAACAAAATAAAAACTTTAAAACCCCCTGTGAAAACCCCATAAAAAATCTTAGTAAAAGCACATTTAATTGTGTGTCGTTCTTCCGTAAAAGTACTAAAATTTAGTATGTTGTTCCTTGGTGATCCCTGTACCGTATGGGTGCAGTATTTTCTTCACCTCGTGTAAAAGCAGCTACCTTCTCAGCTGTGTCGTGCCCTACTATTGAATTGTTTGGGACTCTGAACCCTCCAATCTATCCACTTTAGTAGTATCGCCGATAGGGGTTCCTTGATTAACCCAGAGAACTTGGAGTTCATATCATAGGACAGTCTAGTTGCCCTACAGTTTCCGTGTGCAGGAGTCATGACCCTGTTCTGGACCCACGCTAGCCAGTTTTTGCCAACCGTTCAACTGAAGATAACAATGGCACCCTTTTTTCTTTAAACTCTCACTATGGTCACAATTACAAGCAATAACGATTTTACACTCTCTAAAAAGATGAACAATGAACAGCAAGAAAAAAGTAGAAAAGCGCGCGCTCAGTGCGAAGATTTTATGATACTGAGCCCCCAGGGAGATTTCGACGAATTACCAAATGGTGAAGATTTTCAACTTACCGTCTATCGTCCGCCTCAAGCGGACTTTTTGGCGGAATTTGAAGAGAAGGAATCCGAACCGATTCGTCTCCCGGCCGCAAGCATTGCTCGCAATGCTCGTGTTGCCTTCGAACACCTTCCAAGTAATTGGAAGCGACCAGAGTGGTCCCGACCTCCGTTTGTAGCGGCGTCGCCCCTCAATGATTTCCGTGCGCACTTTAAGCATGCGGAAAAGAATGTAAAATCCGTGGTGGGATCCGGAAATTACAAATCAGCGAATTATTGGACCAAATTTGCTGAAGATCTGGTGATTACATATCGCATTTCAAAACAGAGTCTTGATCATTTCAAGAGTATAAATCCTGATTTGGAATCGTGGTCTTTTGACGATGTAAAAACCATATTCTCCCTTCCGTTGGTGAATTTCATTAAATTGAGATTGGGTGATAGATCTTTGATCTTCGCCACATCCACCACAATTGTCATGTTGGTTGATTCTTATTTGGCTTCATCAATTGAAATGTTGCATAGCGCATTTTGTGTTGATCACTCGAATAATGAACCTCAATCCATGGGCAATAAGGTGAGAGCTGCGCAAGTAGCTCTTGACGGAATTAATATGGTGAGAACCTCCCCATTTGTTGTTGCAATGAAGAAACTCATGGCATTTGCAACGTACTGTGCCCTGCAGTATGATGTTGATGTCCCTGTGCAACTTCAAACGTATCTTGAGATTGAAAAAGATATGGATTTCACATCCTCTACTGAAGATGGATTGATGATGGCCCTCGAATCTGTGCTCGTTGTATTGCAGAAATGCTTTATGAGTTACGAAAAGGGGTCTATCGCAAGTCTGTTTGAATATGGAGGCTCTGTGGATGGATTTTTTGATCGCGCTGACAAGATATTGGAGGAAGTAACCTACATGCACAATCAAGATGTGTACGAACAAATATTCGGTGAACCGTTTATCGAAACGAATACTCTTGGTCGTCTTAATGATATCATTGAGCAAGGTGAGACGCTTGGCAAAATATCGTCTCAATTCCCCTATGCCATTAAGAAAAAATTTCGTTCCACAGTTGGTCTCCTTTTGGAGGCCAAGGGAAATATTTTCACTACGCGCTTTAATCAGCAAGATCGTCAAGTTCCTTTTGGAATTTTGATGGTTGGTGATTCGTGTATTGGAAAATCCACTGTTAAGGACGTAATTTACGCGCATTATTGCTCGATTAATGGTTTGGACTCAGATGTGTCTAACCGTTTTACACGGAATCCCGCATCAAACTTTTGGGATAATTTCCGATCTCACATGCACACTATCGTTTTCGACGATTTGGCCACTGTGAAGGTTATGGGACAACCCGATGAAACGATGATGGATTTGATCAGAGTTATGAATGCAGTCGCGTTTGTTCCTGATCAAGCCGCAATTGAGGATAAGGGGAAACACCGAATGGCTCCCAAACTTGTCATCGGTACCACCAATATTCCAGATCTGGATGCCCCAGCTTCTGTGAATACACCCGGTGCCGTACAACGACGCTTCGATATTCATATTGAAGTGTTTGTGAAGCCTCAGTTCCGAGAGATCGGTTCTCATGCGCTGTGCAGTCAATCACTAGCTGATTATCAACGGCGTGAAGGAACGAAAGGATATCCGGATTGGTGGACATTTCGAGTGTATCGTGCTATACCTCAAACAGGTCATATGGTCGGACACAATGCAGCTAATGAAGTTGTTGAGTTTGAAGGTAGTAAATTAGATAATTGTTCTCTACGGGAATTATTACGCTATATTAACTATCGTTCCGATTTGCACAACCGCACTAATAAGAGTATAAGTGAGACGAGAGATCGTATTATGAATGCTAAATTGTGTAAATGTTGTAGATTGGATGAAAACATGTGTCGCCAAGGTGGTCATACTCCTCCACCGGTTCCTCCGGAACAAGTGCAAATCAGATCAAAGTTGAAGGCGCAAGCAGAACTTTGTGTGCACAATCCAAAAGCTGTTGGATTTCCTTTGGAAGAAGTGACTATAGTTGCTTTTAGTTCCGTTGTCCTCTATATCATAGGATCGTATATCTTTACTGTTTACATTAAGGATGGTCTTGTGTTATTGAGTACTAAGAAGGGAAGACATCATCTCAAGATGTGTTATGATTACTATATGTTCGATGTTAATACCGTTCGCGGTTTTCGAGCACGTTGGTATTTCTATTCTCGTCAACTCGGGCGTGAATTCACTTCTTTGAAATGGGTCCCAGCAGCTATTGGTGTTGTCACTGGTCTGATTGTTGCTAAAAAGGGTTACGATTATTTCGCGGCCCCTACAGTCACAACTCGTTCACGTCAAGCAGATCGTGGACGAGCTCCAGTCCCCCATGATAAGGAACGTCCGGATATCTGGAATACTCAGTATTTTCATCTGTCCTCGGCGGATCTTAATCGACGTATTACATCTATGAAGGGGTTACCATTTGAGACAATTGTTTCGTTGGTGTCCCGGAATATGGTGCGATTGGTCATTACTGGTGATGAAAAGCTGTCTAAAACAGGCGGTTTTTATGTCAGCAGTCATATCATGGTGTTCAATACTCATGCTATTGCTAATCTTGGCGATGAGATGATTTTCAAGGACGTTGGAGATGTGACTGATCAGGTCTCTCAAACTCGATCTTGGCGCGTACATCGATCTCAAATCATTTTTCAACCGAAGAGTGATCTGGCATTTTTGGAAGTTAAGAATACCCCTCCAAAGAAAGATCTATCGTATCTTTTTATTGATAAAATTCTCCAGAGACAATCTGGTGTGTTTATGACGAAACGTTTGGGTGCCTTGCAAGTTCATGCTTGTACAGACATTCGTGGTTCTCATAACACAAAATTCGATCAATTGGATGGGTTATTGACCTCTGCGTATCGTGGCAAGATTCCTGTTAATCCTGAGCAAGGAGATTGTGGTAGCATTCTACTTATTAACTCACCTATGGGACCTGTTATCGCCGGTATTCATACTGCTGGTGGTGATGGGACTGTAGATATCTCAGCTATATCTTCGGATGTTGTTGAGGCTATGAAGGTCAGAGTTGTGAGTCATGTATCACAAGGTTACATTCGTCTTGTTAGCCCAGGCGGGGAGGAGATGGATTTATCTCAACTCCATCACAAATCGGTCTTCCATTTCTTGGAAGATGGGGTTGGTGAAGTGTATGGAGCCCTTCCAGGCGGAGTTGCTACTTCCAAATCATCTGTCGCAGATACTCCAATGTGCAAATTTTTCCAAGATCGTGGGATTGTGAAGCGTTGTGCCCCCCCAGTAATGAGAGGGTATAAACCTTGGTATATTGCCGCTTCTGACATGGTCAATCCTGTCGATAACTTCTCTGAAGTTTTGGTTGAAAAAGCTCGTTCGAGTTTCTTGTCTGATATCCTGAAGGATTTGCCGGAAGGATGGAAGGATGATTTGCACCCTTATGATGATGCCACTACGCTAAACGGAGCACCTGGCGTTGCGTATGTGAATTCAATCAATCGATCATCAAGTGCTGGATTTCCACACAATCGCTCCAAAAAATTCTTTTTAGAACCTATGGAAGATAAAAGTGTGCACCAGGATGGTGTTAGATTGACTAAGGAAATGCAGATGGAAGTGGACGATTTAATGGACATTTATTCTAGAGGTGAACGAGCGCACACTATTGCTATCGCCAGTCTCAAGGATGAACCTGTTTCGTTGAAGAAATCCATCTCAGGAAAAACCAGAGTTTTCGCGGTGTGTCCACTAGCGCTTACTGTCGTGGCGCGCAAGTTTTACTTGTGTACCATTCGATTGATGCAAAATAACCAGCAGGTTTTCGAATCAGCTGTGGGTATTGTTGCACAGTCCAATCAGTGGCGTAAAATGATGGAGTATCTCGTACAACATGGAGAAGATCAAATCGTAGCTGGCGATTATGCTAGTTTCGATAAGCGGATGTCCCCTGTTTTCAGCGGAGCGGCGTTCGAAATTTTGATCGATTTGTGTAGAGAAACTGGTAACTTCACAGATGAGGATATCCTCATCATGGAGTGTGTGAAGGAAGACATCATATATCCGCTCATGGCTTATCATGGAGATTTGGTTCAATTTTATGGATCGAATCCTTCTGGTCATCCTTTAACAGTTGTGATTAATAGCTTGGTTAATTCTATATATCTCCGGTATGCTTATTTAGAGCTAAATCCGGAGAAGGAGTGTACTGACTTTAAGACAAATGTGAAGTTGATGACTTATGGAGATGATAATATTATGGGTGTGAGTCCTGATATTCCCTGGTTTAACCATACCACAATTAGTAAAACACTTGCTGATATCGGTGTGACAATGACCATGGCGAATAAAGAGCAGGAATCCATCCCTTATATTTCTATCCATGATGCCAAGTTGGGTGCGTCGTTTCTAAAGCGTTCTTTTGTGTTTCATGAAGAATTGCAAGAATATACGTGCCAACTGGATTTTTCGTCTCTTGAGAAAACCCTGACCACGTGGGTTCGTTCAAAAAGCATATCGGAGTCCGAACAAGTGAAAGCTTGCTTCGAGAGTGTGCATTGGGAATTATACTTCCATGGCACTCCCGTTATGGAAAAGTTCGAGACCTGGTTCAAGGAGTATTGGATACGAAATCATCAGGTGGAAGGTATTGATGGACCATTAAACCCAATCTCTTTTCCAACAGCAGATGATTATCGCGTGCGATATCATGATCTGTCGGATAGAGTGGCTGGTTTGATGGAGTAAGTCACTCCAGAGAGGCCAGGTTCCCGGCCGAGGGGAACCTAGGTGTGCGTTTTCAGTGAGTTTTCTGTGCACCGAATATAAAGCGACTTTCTATCGTCCTGAAAGATCGCCTCGATTAGTGAAAACAGCAATTGTCCCGAAGAGGGAACTAGATCTGCGTGCTAGCGAAAATTTATGCATTCACGCTCCAAGAGTAACGGACCCCGATAATCATTGGTGGTAAACGTCCACCTAACGATGAATAGGAAAGTTAAGTTATTCGCCATGGAGTAAGAAGTGTGAAATTAAGGGTGGAGATGTAACATTCCTCTATCCAAAGCTGGTGCAACATCGATTTCGGCCTAGATCGATGCATGTGGGAAGGATCTGGTTAGGTCACCCGTATTTTTATGAGTGATGCTATTCCTTTAACACAAAACGAGTCTGAGAAATCAGAGCAAGGCGTGAAAACCGACACCCAGCAAACGGTTATATACACAGATGAGCAAGCCGGGACCATGACAATGGCCCCTCCTATATCTGATCCTTCATTCACAGCAAATTATGCTGCGGGTGCAGATTTGGCAGATTATCTATCCCGACCCGTTGTTATCCAAACAGTGGATTGGGTAGAAGGGACCCAGTTTTCATTGGCTTTGAATCCTTGGGAGGCTTATTTCAGTAATGCTAATATTATTGAAAAAATCAGCTCATATGCCTATATTAATTGTAAGCTAAAGTTGAAGATTGTGATTAATGCAGCCCCGTTTTATTATGGGTGCGCAATCGCTTCCTATCAACCACAATCCGGTTTGAATCCCGCTGCGATCGTTCAATTAAGTTCGTTCGACGGGTGGTTGATTCCTTTATCTCAAAGACCTCATGTCTGGTTGTACCCCCAGTGCAATCAGGGAGGTGAGTTGGAATTACCCTTTATTCATACATCGGATTGGTTGCGTGTTGGTTTCCTATCTGAATTCGCTGAGATGGGAGCCTTAACAATCAAATCGTACACATCTCTTGACAATGCCAACTCTGTCGCTGGAGTTGGTTGCAGTATCCAAGTCCTAGCCTGGGCTGAGGATGTGCACTTGTGTGGACCTACAGTGTATTTGCCTTTGCAAGCATTGCACTCCGATTATATTGTACCCGGTGAACCGCCGGTAGCTAACCCCGAACTACCTAAGAATGATGTTAGAAATCTTCTGACTACCGTTCTAAAGCCAGTTCGTGGAAAGCCTGCAAATAAATCGACGTCCCGCAAGATTAAGGAGAGATATGATATTGTGCGTGCTGATGCCAAAGCGGATTATAAAGTTTATACAACTAATCGTCCGCTTCAGTCTGATGAGTATTCCACTTCAGGAAAGATCTCGGGTCCAGCCTCTGCCATTGCAGACGCTACGGGTAAACTCGGGAACGTTCCTGTGATTGGTCCTTATATGACTGCGTCATCAGTTATTGCCACGAAAGTCGGACAAATTGCCTCTCTCTTTGGATTCACTAACACACCAGTTGTTGATGATGTCAAACCTGTGAAAAGTATGAATTTCCACAGTTTTGCTTCCACTGAGATTGGCCAACCAGTCGATAAGATGACCATCGACCCGAAGAATGAGATCACTATTGATCCTCGGGTTGTCGGTCTATCTGATAATGATGATATGAGTTTATGGTACTTATTGTCCCGTGAATCTTATTTGACTCAATTCGACTGGTTAGCGTCTGACGCGACTGGCCAAAAGTTGTTCTCTACTCTAGTGACCCCCAATCTCTATCGAGCGGAGACAACTACAATCACCGCAATCCAAGCGACTCCGTTGCACCATTTCTCGTCTTTATTTCGATTTTGGCGAGGATCGATTATCTTTCGGTTCCGATTTATATGTACGAAATACCATAAAGGTAGAGTAGTCATTTCCTGGGATCCGTATGCGAATTTGGATGCTGCGCCTCCTAATTTGGAGACGAATTATTCTAAAATCGTGGATATATCGGAATGCACGGATATCGAGATTGAGGTGCCTTATCTGGCCGCCACATCCTGGTTGACCCGTCGTCAACTACAGCCGGGAGTGACCCTTTATGGGTCAGGTGCTATTGCAGCGCCTTCTACGGACACTGATAATGGATCTTTATTCATTTCAGTGTTTACAGAACAGACTTCCCCGGTCGCCTCGTCCGCCATACCAGTCATGGTATCCGTTCGGGCCGGTAACAACTTTGATGTGGCTAATCCAGATGACCAATTTGATTTTGTCTCTTACTATCCTCCTCAGGCCGATGTTATCTCATATGATGCTCCATCTTGTGAACAGATGTTCCAGGGTGGAAAACCAGCAGAGAGCATTTCGCTGGTCTATAATGGAGAGAAGATTGTATCTTTGAGACAGTTGTTGCGGCGTACTTGTTTTGAGGGCGCGTATACGTGGACGTTCAATTCAACCTTTTCGGAGGCTGTGTTGACACTGATCCACAACCGGTCCCCCAGATACTTCGGTTACGATCCCTCGGGATTGAACACGGCCTTAAGTATTCTTGGTGGTCCAAGCGCTCCTTTCAACTTTGTTGCGATTACTCCATATACTCTATGTGCTCCTTGCTTTATTGCAAGACGTGGATCGTATAATTATAATTTTAATTTCGATGGTATTGAGTATTGTGGATCTATGTCCGTGACACGATCAAATGAAGCTGGTGCTGGTATCTTCCTTGGAGGATTGACTAGCACGGGATGGGACCAGCGAGCTAGATTCTACTCCTCTGGAGGAGAAACATCTGGTGCTCCTGGTAAATCACTGCTGAATCAGAGAACCCAAACCGGTTGCGCCGTTTCCTTGCCTATGTATTCTAAATACCGAATGCTGTCAAATAACCCCGATTATGCGACGCAAGGAACCTCGGAAGACGATTCGACGGATGATCAGTTTGAATTTCAAGCTCATCTTCACCCGTTGTTTCAAACCACTCAAGCGAGTTCGTATCCTACTTTGTATACCTACTATAGTATTGGATCTGACTTTAGCTTGATGGGATTTCTGAATGTACCGACGATGTATTATTACGCGTCGTATCCTTCAGCACCCTAGTGATTACCCTGTGTGGTCGCAAAGCGTTGCCCTCAAACGCTATATAAATTTGGGGGGTTTGCCCTGAGCATGGCAATAAAAGGCTAAGTGTATTAAATATGCGTGTGGTTCCCCCGAACACATTAAACTCGGGGGGATTGCCCTGAGCATGGCGTTAAACTGCTAAGTAATCTTCGGAGAGCGATTAGGTATAACAACAAGCGGCATCTTGTTTGTATATATCGCAGCCAGTCCCCCGGCTAGGAGAATAGGGGAACGCGTCTAGAGGTGGACGAAAAACACCTCATGTAGATACGTGTGTGGCTTAACCACACACCACTCATGGCATAACCGTGAGGCGCTGAAAGGCGTGTAGTTGTCTCTTAAAGACTTGCATATTTGTATTGATTTAGGACCACAACTGCGAAGGCGTAATTGCTAATCTAAATTTCGAGCTCATTGAGCAACAAGGAAGGTATTTTTATGTACCCGTAGGATTAGTTCTTGCGGGGAAACTTTTTC